TGAAGGGTGCAGATATATTTATGAGAAATAATCCTGGCCGTTCTATTGTTATCACTGATGTTCGTTTTTCTAATGAAGCATTCTGGATTAGAGATAAGGGTGGCATAGTTGTTTACCTTCAAAGTGATACAAGAGGTATCTATGAAAACGGTGAGCATTCAAGTGAGAATGGTTTGAAGGGTGACGATGTTGATGTCATTATACAAAATGATGGAACTATAAATGCCCTGCATGAGAAACTGGAAGAACTAAAAATTGAGAGGTCTTTTGCATGACTGATAAATGGGTACAAGTTTTTATATTTGTATTAGCATTTCTAGCTTTGGGTGCTATAATATATGAGATGATTGACATTGCACAATCTTGTCAATGTGTTAGTCTATAACGGATTGCTGTATAATCTGTATAACGGAATGTTGTAAGACGCGGGTTCGATTCCCGCATCCTCCACTTATGGGGGATAACAGGTTTCGATTGCATCTGGAAGGTATACGGACAGCACCGAGAAGAATGATGGCTCGGTTATCAATCATTCAAATGTTAAACGCTAACGATTATTCGTATGCTATTGCTGCGTAGTTAAGCAGCTAGGGTTTGGCAGTTTTCCTAGTAACAGAAAAACTGCTGTTTATTTGCGGGTGTAACTCAGTGGTAGAGTATCACGTTGCCAACGTGAAGGTCGCGAGTTCGAGCCTCGCCACCCGCTCCAGAACAAGGGAAACTTTTTCCTTGTATAACGAATACCATTATGATATAATGGTTATATTGAAGTGATGAATGACTCATTACTAAATTTGATTTTAACTTTAGGAGATTTATTTTATGCGTAACACAAAAACTGTTGGACAACCAAAAGTAGGAATGAAGAATGCTAGACAGATTACCCGAGCAGAGGCTGATGTAACTGGTCTTCCACGATGGGTGAACATCTACACTTCACCTGCTACTGGACAGGTTGCATTTAAGGATTGTGACTTGGCTGGTGGAGCAAAGGATGTCTTTGCTTGTCGTAAAGCCCTTACTGCACATTGGGGTAACTAAGAGTAAGGGGATGGGCAACCATCCCCTTTTTTTCATTATGAAATTATTATTAATTGCATTTTGTTTATTTTTTCTTAGTGGTTTTTCTACTAAACAGGAAACAACCTGTTTGGCATTAAATATTTACTTTGAAGCCCGTGACCAAGTTACTAAAGGTCAGATGGCAGTCGCACTTGTGACTATAAATAGAGTCAACAGTAAACGATTTCCTAATACTATTTGCAAGGTTGTTAAACAAGCAAATTGGAAAAATGGGAAAGTTGTTAGAAACAGATGTCATTTCTCTTGGTATTGTGATGGTCTTTCAGATCATCCTAAAGATAAGATTGCTTGGAAGGTTGCAGTAACTATTGCAAAAGCAATGTTAGAATTGCCCGGAGTACATATTAAGAACTTTGGTAAAAGATGGACTGTGAACGATTTCTTAAATGGTGCTACTCACTATCACAGGAATGATGTTGACCCATACTGGAATCGTAATATGTTGGTAGTGGCAACTATCGGTGAACATATTTTTTATGTTGATCCTTACAGGTAAACTTTAATGGAAAGGGAAAAATCTATGTCTGGTAAAGAAGAACGAATTGTACCCTCTCCCGAAGATAAAGGCGTATATCTTTTTATGAGTGAGGTTAGTCAAGAAACTTGTAAAGACTTGATTAGCTTTATTCTAACAAAGGTCTGGACTGTACCTAGACCCAAGTGTTTACATATCATAATTAACTCGCCAGGGGGTGATTTAAACTCAGCCTTTGCAGTTATTGATGTAATGAAGGGTTGTCCTATTCCGATTCATACAACTGGATTAGGTCAGATTGCATCAGCAGGTTTTATGATGTTTATAGCTGGAGAACGAGGACATAGAGTATTAACACCTAATACTTCTATTATGTCACACCAGTTTTCTTGGGGTAGTTGGGGGAAGGAACATGAGCTTGTTGCAGTAGGTAAAGAATTTGAACTTACAACTGAAAGGATGATTAATCATTATAAAAGATGTACTGGTTTAAATGAAAAACAGATAAGGAGTTATCTATTACCAGCAACTGATGTTTGGTTAAGTGCAAAAGAAGCTAAGAAACTTAAAATTTGTGACTCTGTAAAGGATATTAAATGAGTGTTAACATTAATGAAACCTTAGATAAGATGGTAAGAGATAAACAAATGACATATATGGATGCTATTCTAAAGTATACCAATGATGTTGATTGTGAAATCGAAATGGTAGCAAAGATGTTAAACAAACAGATTAAAGATAAGATAGAAGCAGAAGCATACGAACTTAACATGATGAAAGATCGAAGTTCTAAGCTTCCTTTGTAATGCAAGTGATGATATAAGGACAATGCCACGTGTAGGAGCAGTTCTTATATTCATAATGATACTTAATAATATAACGAAATAAGGAGTAATACAAATGGGTAGTTTTAAAGATTTAAAGAACAACAGAATGAACAATCTACAAAACCTCACAAAGCAGGTAGAAAAACTTGCAGAGAAACCATCTTATGAAGATGAACGAATCTGGAAGCCTGAGAAAGATAAAACTGGTAATGGTTATGCTGTTATTCGTTTTCTCCCTGCACCACAGCAGGAAGATGTACCGTGGGTAAGGTTGTGGACTCATGGGTTCAAAGGGCCAGGTGGCTGGTACATTGAGAACTCATTGACCACACCAAGGTCTGATGCTCCTAGTGGAACTAAAGACCCTGTTTCAGTTGCCAACACTTCACTATGGAATTCTGGTGTTGAATCTGATAAGAGTATTGCAAGAGAACGAAAACGTAAGTTAAGTTACTATTCCAATATTCTTGTGGTTGAAGATAGTATGAATGCTGAGAATGAAGGTAAGGTATTTTTGTTTCGTTATGGTAAAAAGATTTTCGAGAAAATCGAAAGTGTAATGAATCCAGAGTTTAAAGACGAAACACCTATCAATCCTTTTGACTTCTGGGCAGGAGCTGACTTCAAACTGAAGATTCGCAAAGTTGATGGTTATGCAAATTATGATAAGTCAGAGTTTGCAACTCCAACTCCATTGCTTGATGGTGACGATGGTAAACTTGAGGAGTTGTGGAAGACACAGCATTCACTTCAAGGTATTCTTGCTCCTGAAAACTTTAAGAGTTATCAAGAGTTGGAAGCACGTTTCAATACAGTCATTGCCCACGACGCTGGGGGTGAATTTGTTGGAACTATTGAAGAGAGTACTGGTGATTCCATTGCATCTGTTGATGCACCAGAGGATTCTACTTTGGATTACTTCAAGAAGTTAGCTGAGCAGTAATTAATATTGGGGGAAGTGTTTTGTTATAATGGTGTTGAACCATTAGTATGTTGGTATCATTCCGCAGGAGCTCCGTGATACCTTGTGAAACCGTATCGGTACACTTCCCCCTTTATTTTTTAAATTAAAAACTCTCATCCCAAAATGGGTCTTTTGTAGCAGTTGCGGGGTTCTGTGCAATTACTGTTTGTTGTGATGAAGTATTACTCACCGTTGAATCTCCCTTTTTAACTACCGTAACATTCCCACCCTGTTGTGATGATTTCCCATCTAACATTTTATCTGTACCCTGTTTCAAGGCAGCTGTTTTGTCTTGTGGTGAAACTCTTGGAACTGCTGGTGTTATTATTCGTTCTTCAAACATTGCATCACCAGCTGAAGAACCAGTACTTGCGGCACTTCTTTTATCTGATGCGTCTCTTTGTTCCTGTGTCATCGAAGCCCTTTTCTCGGCACTTCTTTCAGACCGTTCCGCGGAAGCTTCTTTACCTTTAATATATCTTAGTTCATCTTTATCCAATGAGTCTAATGCTAATTGTCTCCATTCTGGATCAAATTTTTCAAGAGCTCTACCAAATTTACCCCATTCTCTTTTCATTGCTCTTTTTTGTGCGGTTTTAGCCATACCACTTTTACCCTTAAGTGGTTTTCCATGTCTGTTTAACTTAGAACGAGCTCTGGTTTCGTCTATCAGTCTATCCACTATTTTTTTATCAGGATTATTTTTTAGATTTTCTTTACCTTTTAAATAATTCTCAAATGCTAGGTTTTTCCCAGCTGTACTTTCACCTGCGACTACACCATCTTCCCCACGCATTTGTCCTTTGTAGTTTTCAGATTGAAGGAATTGATTTTTTGACATTGAGGGTTTTCCTCCTCCAATGTCAGATGGGGGTTTTCCTCCAACTTCACCACCAGCTGCTGGTGCTGCTGGCATTGCACCACCACCTTCACTTGGGCCTTTGCCTCCATTCATAATATCATTTATCCAACCGAATGGAGCATACCAAGAGTCTGGAAACGCATCAACTTTTGTACCAACCAACCATTGTGCCATAGCTGTTCCTAATGTATCACCAACCATTGCCCCAGCAACACCACCTAATGCCCCAGTAACAAGTGCAAGAGGCCCACCGGCAATACCTATCATTCCACCAAGCATTGCTCCTAGACTAGCTCCACCAACTCCACCAAATATTTGTCCGATGATTGGTGCAATTTCTTCTTTACCAGCACCAGATGCAAGTGCATATATAAGTGGGCCTGCCAAAAATGCTTTACCAATAAAAGGTATCTTTGTTAAAAACTTCATTGACTTTGCTAACTTGGGAAATTTCCCTGCCCATTTCCCCATCTTTTTTCCTGTATCCATCAACTTTGAACTAGTTGAAGGGGGTTTGGAAACTTTGGGTGCTCCACCACCACCACCACTGGTCAGAAGTTTTTGGCCAGGTACTTTAGGAGTACTTACCTTTGGTGCTCCACCAGCTTTCGGTGTTCCACCAGCTTTAAGTTTAGCACCAGCTTTTTTATTAAAAGTTTTTTGTTCCGTCTTGGACATCTTCTCCCAATTCGGTGGCTTCTTTAAACCCTTTCCTAACTTTTGAGTGCCGGGAACTTTAGTAGTTTTGATGGCTGGCAGTTTTGGTATTTTACCTAGTGCCCATGTAAGGGCTTTAAATCCCATCATTAATGTTGCGCCAGGGGCAAACAATAATCCAAATGCTAGAATTGCGGCACCAGCTCCTTGAATAATATCCATTATACCACGATTTTCACCGAACAATCCACCTTGACGTTTACCTTTAAATTCTTCCTTTCCAGTTTTTTCATTTGTTTCGTAACTACCCATCCCGGCAAGTTTTTTCTTTTCCTCAGCATATCTTGCTTCCCAATCTGCATCACTTTCTTCCATACCAAACATATTTGTCTCTTTCTTTCTACCAGCAAACTTACCATCAGCATCTTTGATGACCATATCATCAACAATGCTTTGCTGCTTTTTATAATCTTCTTCTTTTGTTTTCTCACCAAATAACTTTTTGCCGAACCATTCAAAGATAGGTATCAAGAAATCAACTATCTGTACGATAGCATTTCCCAATGTTTCAAAAACCCCGGCCCAATCTATTTCTTTAAGTAGATTAAAAACTTTTAACGCACTTTCACCAATTTTCACCCATGTTTCTTTCTTTATGAAAAATAAACCAAGCAGTAAAAATTTTCCCCAATGATTTTTCATTACCTTTGCTGCCTTGTCTCTGGCTGCGTTTGCTATTTTCATAGCCCTTGAATTTTTCCATAGATCAGATAAAAATTTATTTCGTTTTTTTCGTGAAATCTCTGCTGCCTTTGCAGCTCGTGCAGCTTCAACTTTTCCTTCAGCACTTACTTTAGTTGCACCTACCTGTTGGTCGAGTTTCTTACCAAAACTGGTGAATCCCTCTCTGATAGATGCAGCTATGGATTGCAGAGGAGATAAGGCTTTTACAATCTGGGCAGTAGACTCACCCGTTGCATTAGCAGTAGTCTCACTACTTTCTGCGAGTAACTTACTAGGATTTGTAATTTTTTTGTCGTTCTCTTCAGCCATATCTTAACCTCTTCCTTTATTTGCTTTTTCAATTCGTTGATTTTCCTCTGCAATATGCTTCATCAATAGTGTTACATAAATATCACGTTCCCACGGTAACATATTATCTAAATCAGATAAAGAATAATTATGATGTTGCATCATTGAAAAATTAGTATTAATCATATTAGACAATGAATTGTCACAGAGGACTAGTCGAAAAAAGACTGCAGGCCCTCCAGTATTATATCTTCTGTATAACCACAAACTGATTTCTTCTTACCCTTTGTACCTGTTGGATTGTTACATACTATTTTTAGTTCATGTCGAAGCTTTGGTGCTGTTTCAAAGAACTTAGCAATTTTTTGAAACTGGTCATCTGTTAGGGAATCAAGAAATTCAGTTATCTCTTGTTTTGTATGATCTTTATTGGAGTACATCTTTTCAGCATCATAGATGTAGTCAATACACAATCTAACAGTTTCAAAAAGTTGTTCAATCTCACTTACATTTTCCATATTATCAAGTTTTTGAATCTCACTCTGTAATTTTAAGTTTGGGTATTTCATAACTATACCTAAGTCATCCGTCAATTGAACTTTTTGTTCATGTCCCTCTTTTCTTTCAATTTTAATATCTTCAATATTAAATGAAGCAGGAATCACAGTTTTGCAAGTTGGACAATTATAATTAAGTTCAATTACTTCACCTTTAGCCTTTGCCCTTAACCATAGAAAAATATATTCAACATCAAAAATAGGTAACTCATCTACGTCAATGTCACCATATACACAATTCTGAATTACATTTTTTGCAGCTGTTGCTATCTGGTCTTCATTCTCACTTTCCATAGCAATAAGAAGAAGCTTTTCTTCCTTTACTAAGAAGGGTCTATATTTTACCTCTTTACCATCTGAAGGTAATTTCAAACTGTACTCTGGTACTGCAATCTTTGGTAATCCCATTTCAGTAACTCCTTAATATAAAATGATATTGTTTATAATTATCTACCTAACATTCGTGCCATGAAATCTTTATTTGATTCATTTCTATGAACACCTTTTAGATTTCCCGTTCCCTTAACTTTATCCTCTTTAATTTCCACAGGATCACTTTCTTTTTGAACTGGTCTACCAACTGTTTCTTGGCGACCACCAAATTTTTGTATATAGTTTCGGTAGGTGATACCGACTTCTATTTTCATAACATCGTCATTTGTTCCATACTCTAATGCTACGGCTGCTAATGATTTTGGATAAGCATCATATAGTGTTGTAGTCAATACGATATCCTGTTGACGATTTAAACTTTTGATTTCTATAGTTGAAGTATAGTCATCATAGAACCCTACATGATTATCATGTGGTCTAATCATAAGTTTCATCCAATCTTGAAACACCTCAATTTCTTTCATATCCCCATGTACATAAAATCCAAGATTAACATCTTCATATATTTTCTGATATGCTATTGAACGGTAATGTTCATCTTTTTCAGTTGCTGCAGTAGACATGCCAGGTATGGATGCAGAGTAACAGCCAAAGGTTAACCTTCTATTTAAACTAGATGGTATCGAGACTAAGCTTGAGTTTAAACTTCCCTTTGGATTTATTACAACCTCAAATAAGTTTGGTCTTGCAAAGGATGTCATTCTACTTTTAAAATCGTCTAAAAATTGACCCGGCATGTTTTCTACTCCTGTTATAAATACTTTTAACCGTATAACATATTTATAAGACATATATGAAAAAATACCCTAGAGTTGGAAAATATAAGGTAAGAAATAAGGAGAAATATGTAGGTAATCTCCATGAATGTGAGCATAGGTCACGTTGGGAACTTATCTACATGAAGTATTTAGACAGTAACCCTAACGTGATTGAATGGGGCTCTGAGACTGTCATAATACCCTATTATCACCCAATAGATAAACGTACCAGACGTTATTTTGTGGATTTCTATGTCAAGGTTGTGACAAAGACAGGACGGGCTAAGAAGTACATTATAGAGATAAAACCCTATAATCAATGTTTCCCCCCTAAGAAGCCTAAAAGACAGACTGTTACTTACAAGAATAAGATTAAAACCTATGTAATGAATCAAGCTAAGTGGGGTGCAGCTAAAAGATATGCAGAGAAACGTGATTGGGAATTTGTAGTTATTACAGAAAAAGAATTAGGTATCAAGTAAATCTCTTATAAATACATATAATGTCAAAACTAAAACAAATAGAAGGGACAAAGGTTTCAACCCTTTACTCTGGTAATATGTATTTCTATAGGTATCTCGCTCAGCCTACGAATATACTCTTTGATATGTATCCTCTTATTTTTATGATTCGTAAAAGGGGGATGCTTTGGGAGGGAATTAATTTTCATTACATACCAGTTAAGTATCGGTTGCCTTTGTTTGAAGACATGAAAATGTACTTTGATGACGATGAACTACAGGAAGATACTAGATTGCGTGTTAGAGCATTTAGGTATCTTATTTTGTCACAAAGAAAATATCGGTTTGCAAAGATAGCATTACATAGATATGTTCAATCTGGTATCAGGTCAAAAGTTCTCAGAATACCTCCGACAGAATGGGAAAAAGCAATAATGCAACCTGGCGAAAGATTCCTATCTGGTAACTTACAGGTATTAGATAGAAAAATTGTACATAGACAATCTTTAATCGAAAGTTTGAAGATTCCAACTCCAATAAAGTAGAAAAAGGAAACAGATATGGCAACCCCTAATAGAAATGAAGAGTATGGTAAACTGTCACAAGGGACACTAATATTCCCTAGAGACATGGGAAAACCATTTTCTCCTGAAGCAATTAAATTTTCAATATACAAAAGGGAAGGTGCTTCTTATGGTGTTGTCAAAGAGAAAGGTGAGGCATTTGCTACTCAGATAGGAGGCTTTGTAGGTACTGTTGGAAAGGTAGCGACTGATGCTTCGAAGGAATCCATAGAAGCAGCTATAGCTGCTGGTAATAAAGACCAGGCCGAAAGAATAAAAAGTGGACAAATTAAGGAAGGTGCAAAAAAGATAGTTGACTCAGGTTCGGTGTTGTTAAAAGGAGGTTTAGACTTAGGCAAAGCATTTGTTGGTGAAGCTATTGCTGAAGCAGAAAGACGAAAAGTAAGGGGGGAAGCTTCTGTTGATAGTCACATTCAAAGTATTTATTTGAACATGCCAAGTAGTGTTGTGTACAATGAAGCAGTAGAATGGCAAGGACAGGATTTAGGTTCGGTGGGTGCAATGTTAAATGGTGCCACTGGGGCCGAAGCAGCAGAGGTTGCATTACTTGGAAATGCAGGTGCTCTTCTTGGTGGTGCGGCAGGTGCAGTAACAAGTGCATTGCCAGGCATTAGTGGTATTGCTGGCACAGTTGTTGGTGCTGTTGCAGGGGCAGGTAGTCTTCAGGGTAGTATTGAATCAACCTTTAACGTAAAAGCAAATCCATATAAGGAGCAAACATTTCAGGGTGTTGGTTTTCGTTCATTTGATTTTACCTTTGCATTAAGAGCAAGGAGTGGCCATGATGTTAGTGTAATACAAGATATTATTCGTTCATTTAGATCACATTCTAAACCAACTTTTGAAAATGGGAAAGGACAGTCTGGTGTATTTGGATACCCAAAAGAATTTCGTATTGAGTACTTAACACTTGACGATGAAGACAATGCCTATGAAACTAATAAGTATCTTCCAGAAATAAAATATTGTGTTTGCACAGCTGTTAATACAAATTTCACACAGCAAGGGTGGAGGTCATTTGAAGGGGGAGCTCCAGTTGATATCTCATTACAATTAACATTTCAAGAAACAGAAATCATCACCAGTGAAGATGTTGAAGGTAATACATCTGTCGGTAGATTTAAAAAGGGAGGACATAATTTCTAAATGGCTTACTTTGACTATTTTCCAACTATAAGTTATGATGTTCGTGGTGAAAAAAATAATTCCCGTACACAAATAATAACAAATGTTCTTGTACGAATCAGAAAGAAGATGAATGTTATCAACTCTGCTTTCTTTGAGCAGTACTTCATAAGTGATGGTGATAGGGCTGATACCCTTGCACATCAATTCTATGGTGACTCTACATTGCATTGGGTAATCATGTATGCAAACTACATGACCAATCCATATTACGATTGGCCTCTACCATACTTTGACTTACAGAAGTTTGTTGATAAGAAATATCCTGATAATAGAAATGGTGTTCATCACTATGAAGATGCAGATGGTTATGATGTTGACTCTGATGCATCAGGTGCTACTGCTGTAACCAATTTTGTATATGAAGAAACTCTAAACGATTCTAAGAGGTCTATAAATATTATTAGAGGTGAGTATATACCACAAGTCTTACAAGAGTTTAAAACATTTATAGTAGAATAATATGCCAAAACAAGTTAATGCAACTGATGTCAATATAAAAAAGTTAGAGATTCGTGGTGCAACTGGAAAACACGATTTGAATCCGTATATACAAGAAATAAGTATATATGAGAATATTTTTCGTCCAGCTCTAACTGCAACAATGGTATTGGTTGATTCACATAATTTACCACAGAAATTACCTATAGTCGGGGAAGAAACTGTTGACATTGATATTGCAATGGTCGGCTATGGTGATGGTAAGGACTCTGAAGTATACAGTCTGAAACTTCCTCCGATGCACGTTAACTCTTTAAGTGCTAGAGGTTTACTAGACCCTAATCAACCTAAGGCACAAAGGTTTACTTTAAATTTGGTATCTGAAACTTATATGAGTAGTATTCATGCAAAAGTTTCTAAGTCATACAATAACGATAAGATTGGTGATATTGTTCAAGATATCTATGACACTTATTTGTATGATGATAATACTGCTGGATTAACTGTTGAAGAAACTGAACGTACTGAAAGAGTTGTTATACCAAATTTGAATCCGTTGGATGCAATTTTATGGTTATCTAAAAGAGCTGTCCCTAATGAAAGTTCTGGTGTGAATTATCTTTATTATGAAACAGTTCATGGTTCATTTTTTGTTAGTCTTGATTCACTTGCATCACTTGACCCACTATTTACTTTCAAACAAATAGCTCGTGTTGAAGACCCGACAGGTATTGAGGCTGTTAGCAAATTTGAAATAAAAATTAAAGATTTTAAATTTATAAAACAATTTGATAAAACTGAGAATACAAGACGGGGTGTGTATGCATCTAAACTTATTACACACGACATTGTTAAAAAGAAAATAACACAATTTGAGTATGGTGGATTTAACGAATGGTTTGCATTTAATCATTGTGGTGCTTACCCCCCACTATCAAACTCCGATGTTGAAATACGGTCATCCAAAGTACCAAGAGTATCTTATGCACCAGACGAAGAAGCTAATGCATATCCAATAACGGATGAACGAAGTCTTAGCAGTATGATTGATAGTAAGGTTGAATTCTATCCTAAACACGATCAAATGTATGCTCAAAATGCTGGTGATTTATATGACAATAAAGTAGAGGAATGGAAGCTGAGAAGGAATGGTCACATGGGTATATATAATGGTATAAGTATTTTACTTAGTGTAAATGGTAATTCATTATTTCGTGTAGGTCAGACGGTTACAGTTATTTTACCTTCATCAGAAACGACAGACAAAGATAAAAAATCTGATAGTGCTGATGATAAGTTTCTCTCAGGAAAATATATGATAACTGCTATTAAACATATTTTTTATAAAGATAAAAAAATGTCATACAATATGCAAATTGAAGTTACTAAAGATGGTCTTGAAGATGTGGTTGCTTATAGAGACTCACGAAAGGAAGATTAATTATGTTCGGTGAATTTATTTGGTGGCAAGGTGTTGTAGAGGATAGAGTAGACCCAATGAAGTTGGGCCGATGTCGGGTACGCATACTTGGATACCATACTGATAATAAAGTTGAAGGTGTCGGTATACCTACAGAACATTTGCCTTGGGCAACACCAAGTCAACCGATTACCTCTGCAGCTATGAATGGTATTGGTACTACACCTATGGGCCCAGTTGAGGGTACATGGGTATTTGGTTTCTTCCGTGATGGTAAGAACGCACAAGAACCTGTAATGATGTCAACCTTTGGTGGGATACCTCAAGAGGTATCAGACCCGACAATAGGATTCAATGACCCTAAAGGTATATACCCATTAGCAACTCATGTCAATGAACCAGACGTAAACCGATTAGCTAGAGGTGGTGGTGCAGACCCAGTACCGTTGAAGGGTGCATTGAAAACTCCTAGTGCTGAAGATTCACCGTCACTTGACCGTAAGAGAAAATCAAGAACTAAATCAGTACCCATTGCAGACGCAGGTAATATCACAACTACCTCACCGAATACACTTAATGTTAATTTGTATCCGCCGGGGAGTGAGGTTGCTGGTGGTGGTGATACTGGTGTCATCAATGCAGATATTTCTAGTGCAACTCATAGTGGTGCAGCTAAAGGTGCTCCTGAATTTCATAGATGGAACGAACCAAATCCTAGATATGGTGGAGTCAAAGATAGTGATGTATCATATTTAAGTACGATAGAGCTTACTTCACAATATCCATATAACCATGTTCGTATGAGTGAGTCAGGTCACGTTGAAGAATGGGATGATACCATAACATCGGAGAGGATGCATAGATATCATACCTCTGGAACATTTGAAGAGATACAGCCAGATGGTACTAGGGTAACAAAAATTGTTTCAGACGAATACGAGATTACACTCGGCAAGAAAAATGTTAGTATCACAGGAACTTGCAATGTTACTATCACTGGTGATTGTCGTATGCTATATCAGGGTGATTTAGTGCAAGAGGTTAAAGGTGACTATCACTTGAATGTACATGGTGACAAACGAACTAAGATAAGTGGTAACGAAATTACA